TGCGATAGCGTCTTTTGCTAAATCGCCTGAAAAATATGATATTTTGCCTTGTACCACTTTAAACTTCAACCCTGTCGGGAAAAGCTTGTCATCACCTTTTACAGCTTCGACTGTGCCATTGTAAGGAACTGGCTGTTTTTTCTCTTCCTGCTCCGGCTCTGTGTCCTCTGCACTGTCTGTGTCATTATTCTTGTCAGCCTTTAATACATCTAGTAATTCCTGCGCAGCGTCTCTGAGTGCTTCCAAAAAACTAAGATCATCTCTACTTTTGAAAAGTCCCAATCCCATTTCTTTGGTTTGATTGTCTTTAATAACAATCATTCCTATACGTTCTCCAGCACACATCTCAAATCTCTCACTCATAATTATTCTCCTTGTTCAATTTCATTGTTTTCTGGCACTCTTTTAAGTGTCTTGATATTGCTTCTTCCATAGGTTTCTATCCATGAAAGATCTACTGGCTCGTCTACTACTGTGACTTTTGTGCCGTTTGGAGTTACTGCTTCGTCTCCTGGCTTTAAATCTTCCTCTGCCGCAAAACAATAGCTTCTTTTACTGCCCTCATATCGGGCTTTTACATAATTCATTGGTTCACTCCTTTCAACAATTCTTCTACATAAAGGTCCATAGAATGGCATAATTTCTTGCAATTCCCGTGAAGTGCATGATTTTTCCATGCGTTATATTTTGTATAAAACTCTGTTAACGTCATCTTCCCTGCCTTCACAGCTTTTGCCCAGTTACTCAATTTCTTCTTGATTTTAC